CGGCTTTATGTATCGCCACTGGGATGCAGAGGTGGCAGAGGCACGCATCAAACTGCTCAAGTCCAACCTCGACCCTACTACTAAGCGCAAACTGGAGGCAGTTTGCGCACGCAAGCTCATACGCGGCAAGACCCGAGACAACTTTCACCTTACCCGGGACTTCTTCGATGACCTGGAAGCGTCCTACCCTGCGCACTACCTTGCTGCTTATATGGAGGGCGAGTTCTGCAATATGTCGAGTGGCTCCGTCTATCCAGACTATGACCCAATCCTCAACCATACAAATCTCACCTTTGAGACATTACCCCAAGCAGTTCGCACTCTTCATATCGGTATGGACTTCAACGTGGTTGAAGCGCATCGACACCCGTATGGTATCGCAGCAGTTGTGGGCATCATATTGAGCAATCAGCTTTATATGATTGATGAAATCTACGGATGCAGTCAAACCTCTGAGGTCATCAAGAAGATAAAGACGAAGTTCCCAGGCTACAACATCAACGTCTATCCCGACGCAACGTCAAGTGGGTCTCGCACATCAGCAGCGGAATCTGACCGCACCCAGTTGCGGCAAGCAGGTTTCACCGACTTATCACCTGCAGGCAACCCTCGCATTGAGGACAGAGTGAATGCTGTCAATGCACAAATACTAAACGGTAAGGGACATCGCAGGCTTCTTGTCAATAAGGACAGGTGCCCAATCCTTTCGCGATGCCTCGTCCAACAACCATACGATCCGCGCACAGGACAGCCTCAAAAAGACACGGGCTGGGATGACCCGTGCGATTCGCTTGGATACCTCGTCAATGTTCTATACCCAATCTCCCGTAAGGACGCAGGACAACTCCGGTTGGCAGCGTGATTAGCGAATTCCACCGGGTTAATGTAAATAGATTACGCACATTAGGGAGCACAACAATATGCAGGAAATCTTCTACGTCTATCGCTACTTCGACCCTTCACGCAATGAGTACATCTACATTGGTAAAGGCAAGGGTACTCGACACTTGCAGCACCTTGCAGCAATGAATAAGAAAGATACACGTCCGTTTATTCGCAGGTTGGAAGCAATGAAGCGCGAAGGCGCTGATCCAGTAATCGACTTTATCGTAGAAGATACAGACGAAGAGTTAGCTTTCCTTGTTGAGCAAGAGGCGATTGCTAAGTACGGTAGGCGCGACCTCGGTACAGGTACCCTATGGAATATGACTGCCGGTGGTGAAGGCTCCGCTAAACCCTCTCCTGAAACATTGAGGAAAAGGTCAAATTCCCAAAAAGCAACATTTGCACTACCAGAAGTTAAAGCCCGCCTTAGTGCAGCAATGAAATTGTATTGTGCGTCAGATGAAGCTTGCCACCAGAAATCCACAGCAATGCTAAAAGCCTTTAGCAGTCCGGAACATCGTGCGCGTCAAAGTGCTGCCATAAAAGCTTGGTGGGCACGCCGTAAAGCAGCACAACACACTATGGGAGACCAACAATGATCAATCCAGCATTCCGTTCCGCTCTATTCAGCGCCCAACAGCCCGTGTGGAACATTGTAGATAGTTTGTATCAGGGAACTGCTGCAATGCGTTCTGCTGGTAAGCAGTTCCTAATCAAGAACGAGAAGGAATCCGAAACCGACTACATCAACAGACTGAACCGCTCAACCTTATACAACGTCTATCGGAAATCCATCCAGCAAGCAGTTGGTCGTGCATTTAGTTCAGACATCATTCTTGAGGGATATCCTGGTGAGATAACGCTCTTCTCGCAAGACGTTGATTGCTGTGGAAAGGATATTACCCAATTTTCCAAGTCTGTCTTCACTGATGCGCTGCACCACGGTATTTCCTACATCCTGATTGACTTTCCAAAGCAACCTGACCAGCCCTTAACTTTGGCTGATAGTATCAACTTAGGGCATCGTCCATATTGGATTCACATCACAGCACCACAGGTGCTTGCCGCTTACTCAATGCTTGAAGGCGGTGTGATGAGACTGAAGCATTTCCGTTTTCAGGAATCATTCATTGATGTCTCAGAGAATGGCTTGACAGAGATTGCTGTTGAACAAGTGAAGTCGTTTGATATGAAGGACAGTGTGGTTTCATTCACGGTCTATCGCCGAGACAACCAATCTGATTGGATTATCTATGACGAGGGCGTTATTGCAGGACTAACTGAGATTCCAGTTGTTGCTGTATATACCAATCGCACAGGCTTCTTCCTTGGCTCCCCACCGCTCATCGATTTGGCATATCAGAATCTGGCGTGGTGGAACAGTGCTTCCGAACAAACCTGGATCACACACATTGCTCGGGTACCTTTCCTAAGGATTTCTGGAATGGGACCAGCAGCACCTGATGAGTACGGCAATCCTAAAGAAATGGAAATTTCTATTCATTCAGTGCTAACACTCCCAGAAGGTGGCACTGCCGAATGGGTAGAAACTAACGGCAATGCGCTTGCAGCAGGAATGGAAGATTTGAAAGCCCTTGAAGAGCGTATGGAAAGTCTCGGACTTGCAATGACTACTCCGAAGCCTGGAACCATCACTGCTACTGAAACTGCTGTGAATGCTGGTGAATCATCTTCAATCCTCCGCGACTATGCGCTTGCCTGCTGTGATGCACTCGAACAGGCAATCTACTTCACTTCACTATTCCTCGGCATCAAACCTGCCGACGGTTCCGTATCAATTGACACCTCGATGACTGTCGATATGGCACAAACCAATACAACCACACAACCCAAGTCTAAGACCGCGGTTGAAACCAACCAAAACGATACCCAAGGAGCATAAATGTCCGACTTTGACCTATCCACCCTTCCTGCCGATGTCCAATCCCTGTTCGCTCGTGATGACGTGAAGGCATTCCTAACCAAGACCATCGAGGGAGCGAAGGCACCGCTCGTTAGCAAGCGCGATGAACTACTCGCCAATCTGACTGAGACAAAGACCCATCTTCAGAAAGTCAATGAACTTGGTGGGTTAGAGGCACTCACTGCCGCTCAACAAGCCCGAGCCGAAGCGGCAGAGGCAAAGCGTCAAGCAGACCTCATCAAGGCCGAGAAAGAAGGCGACCTCGCAACCATCCGCAAGAACTTTCAAGATGAAGTATCGAAGCGCGATACGGAACTGAGCACTCTGCGTCAGTCAATCCTTGCAGAGAAGGTCGATGCAGCACTTACGAATGCAGTGACTTCTGCTAAGGGTGTGCCTGAACTGCTGATGTCTGCTCTGAAGGCACGCATCAAGTCCGAAATGGTCGATGGCAAGGCACGGATCACGGTACTTGGTGCTGATGGTGTTGCTCCACTGAAGGAACTGACCATTGACGACCTCGTGAATGAGTTCAAGTCGCACAGCGTCTATCAGCGTGCATTCGAGGCAAATGGCGTCTCTGGAACTGGCGGGCGTCAATCGACTGGTGCTTCTACCTCTGACAACCCATTCGCTAAGGCATCGTTCAATCTCACGAAGCAAATGGCGATGTACAGAGAGAACCCATCGCAGGCAATCAGACTTGCTGCTGAACAAGGCATCAAACTGGATTGATTTCTATGCACACCTTTTACACATATGTTTGGATTATTGACGGTGTAGAGCGATATGTGGGTTTTGGTTCAGAGCCAGCGCGATGGATGGCGCATCTGCATCGCGGACGCTCATACTTTTCACGCTTTCTTCGGGCAAGACGAAAAGAGGAATCAAAGATAGGTGTGAATATCTTTGCACATAAATCTATTGAAGATGCCCAAAAGCACGAGATTGCTCTAATCGCGCAATTTGGACGTGCAAACACTGGTTGTGGCCCACTTATGAACTTAACAGATGGTGGTGAAGGGACTATCGGTCGCGTTGATTCAGAGGACACAAAAACCAAGCGAAATGCGGCCGTATCAAGAGGAAAAACCGGCGTGAGACTAAGTGCTGCACATAAACGAAATGTCGGTCTGTCAAGATTAGGCCACATTCAATCCGAAAACACTAAGGCGAAGATAAGCGCTGCAAACAAAGGCAAAAACACAGGTCGCATACATACTCCCGAGAATATTGCAAAGCGTTCAAAGCGCTGCACTGTAGATAATGGTATGACAATCTTTCCCTCCGTAAGAGAATTAATGCGGGTGCTCGGTAAAGGTAAAAGTGGCAGCAGGCATCCAGATTTCAAGTATTTGCCGGATTCCTATAAATAGAACACATTCCTGATAGTAAGAACTTCAACGAGGTTCTTACGGTTCGGCCAACGGCCACCTAATTGATAGCTCAACGATCTTCATTGGTGTGGGAATTAGTCGTAGGCGTTATCGCCTACTCAAACATTCTCACATTAAAGGAGACTCATTATGAGTTCCAACTTAGCAAACCTGATTGTCCCATCAATCTTTGACCGTTATGTAACGGCAGAACGTCTCAAACTCAATCGCTTCGTCAATTCTGGCGCCGCAATTGTCAATCCAAAGTTGTCAGCATTCCTTGCTGGTGGCGCTAACACCTTCAACCTGCCTTTCTGGTCTGAACTCTCTGCTACGGCAACTGTTCCTACGACCGACTATGCAGTGAATGCAACTCCACAGAAGTTGGCTGCAAGTTCGCAGAAGGCTGTTCGTTTGGTTCGTGGTATCACGCCAATCGTCATCACCGACCTCGAAGGTATGCTCATTGGTGAAGACCCAATCGCTGAAGCTGCTGCACAAGTTGCCGCAGTCCAAGCAGACATTCGTCAGACTTCACTCGTTGCTATGTTCGGCGCCGTTACCGGTGTTGATTCAGGCGATGCTGGTGTTGCTGCTGACTTGCTCTACAACGATGCAGGTACTTCGCTAACCGCTGCAATCCTCGTCAAGGGTGTTCAATCCGTATGGGGTGACCGCGTGAATGGTCTGAAGGGTCTCACATTCGTGATGAACTCGCTCGAACTGCTCGACCTACAACTGGTGCAACTCTCTGGTTCCGCCAACATCATCGTTCCTTCGGCACAGGATGCATCCGTGTATTCCTTCCTTGGTGCTTCGATTGTTGTTGATGACATCGTTGCTGATAACACAGTGTATGTGGTTCGTAGCGGTGGCCTGTCATTCGGTTCAGTTGCTATGCCTAACGCAATCGAGACCCAGCGTTTCGCTATTGCAGGTAA